GGCTCCATACAGTTGAGCGTTTCGATCCCACTGGCGGTGTCGCGCGTTTCGAGAATATCTTCCAGCAGGCTGGCGGCGCGCTCTTCGCCCAGCGCCTTAACCAGCACGGAGCGCAGGTATTCGTTGGCGTTGACGTTGAGGGCGGCAAACTGCTCGGCTTCCTGCTCAAACTCCGCCAGCACCTCGGTCAGCTGCTTGTTAGAGATCTGGCGCACGTTGGCCATCGCCGCGCTGAGGATCTGCACTTCTCGCTGGGAGAGGTGTTTAAACACCTCCGCCGCGCGATCTTCCCCAATGGTCATCAGCAGGATGACGCTCTTATCGGTGCCTGTAAGCGTATTACTCATGTTCGTTACCCATCCAACCGCGGATGACCAGCGCGACGACGCGCGGATCGTTATCTGACATTTCGCGAATGCGCTGGCTCATCACCTCTGCGCCCATGCGCTGGTTAGCACGACGCTGCTGCATCTGTTCATCTTTGCTGAGACGAACTTCAACCGCTTCTTCCTCGTCCGGACGCGCGTTCTTCTGTTCCAGCGCGGCTTTCTCGGCTTCAGCACGACGCTGTAGCTGAGGACGAACGCCCTTACGCCACAGCAGCCACGCGACAATCAGCACCAGCAGCCAGCGGCCTGCGGACATCAGCTGATCGAAGAACGCCTGCTGTTGCCAGAACGGCAGTTCGCCACCGGTCTCATCCACCGGGTTGAACGGTGAGTTCACAACGTTGAGGGTATCGCCACGTTTTTCAGAGAAGCCCATCGCTTCGCGGGTCAAATCTTCGATCTGCTTCATCTGCTCCGCCGTGAGCGGCAGCGGTTTACCGTCCGGCAGCGTTTTGTAGTTCACCACCACGGCAACAGAGAGACGCTGAATATCGCCCGTGTTCAGTTTGGTATGGCGGATGGTCCGGTCGACTTCGTAGTTGGTCGTTTCGTTACGGCTGCTGTTACGCGGGCCGGTACTGTTCGCGGTCGAGGTCGTCTGCTGATTCGTTTGCTGACCGTTCTGCGGGTTTGCCGGCGGGGTGGAGATTGGCGCGGCGTTGGCAGGCGCAGGCTGGTTAGAGAGCGCCCCCGGCACACCGCCAGGATACTGGCCGCCGACCTGTTCCGTCTCATTGATCTGACGCGAGCGTAACACGGCGCGGGAGGCATCCCCGTTCGGAGCGTACTGCTCTTCGGTCTGTTCTTTATTCGAGAAATCAATCTGCGCGGTGACCTGCGCGTGCACATTGCTGCTGCCGACCACCGGGCCCAGAATCGCTTCAATGCGACGCTGAAGACGGCCTTCCACGTCGGCGGCGTATTTCAGCTGGGCGTCGTTGAGATCGCGCCCGGCGGTGTTGGACTGCGTCAGCAGATGACCGCTCTGATCCACCAGCGTGACGTTACCTGGCGGCAGACCGGCCACCGCGCTGGAGACCAGGTGCGTGACGGCGCTGATCTGCCCTTCATCCAGCGCACGGCCAGGTTCGAGGTTAACGGTCACAGAGGCAGAAGGGGACTTTTGTTCGCGGACAAACAGGGACGGCTTAGGCATCGCCAGGTGCACACGGGCACTTTTCACCGGGCCTAAGGTTTCAATCGTACGGGCCAGCTCACCTTCCAGCGCGCGCTGGTAGTTAACCTGCTCGCTGAACTGACTGATGCCGAATTTTTCCTGATCCAGCAGCTCAAACCCAACCGCGCCGCCTTTTGGCAGCCCCTGCTGGGCGAGACGCAGGCGAAGCTCGTGCACTTTATCTGCCGGTACTTCAAGCGCACCGCCGTTATCGGCAAAGCGATACGGGATGTTCATCTGGGTTAACTGGGTGACGATGGCACCGCCATCCTGGTCGGAAAGGTTGCTGTAGAGCGTGCGGTAATCCGGGCTTTTTGCCCATAAGACCATCGCGACAACGATCGCAATGGCGGCAGCGCCTGCCACAATCAACGGGATCTTAGGGTTGGCGCGAAGGCGGTTCATCCACTCGAGTGATTTATTCTGTGGCGCTGTCGATGCTGCTGTCGCACTCATTGCGCACCTCTTAAATCCTGGTGGTTTACGTTATTCGTGTAGAGAAACAAAACTGACTCCCGGGTCGGCAAACACGACAAAAGTTCCATACTGATGGCCCTGCCATTATTTGATGATTCGGGATTTTCTATGCGTCAAATAACCTGGTTTTTTAACGCTATTTACCGCCATTATCTTATTGACAAGCTGTTAGTCTTGACCTCGTAAAAAACCATCCAGGGGAGAGTCATGGCTATACAGGGCATTGAAGGGGTACTCAGTCAGTTACAGGCAACGGCGATGACCGCCCGTAATCAGAGCGTGGCTGACCAGCCGCCGGGCGTCAGTTTCGCCGGTCAACTGCATGCGGCGCTGGACCGGATCAGCGACAAGCAAAACGCAGCCCGTACCCAGGCTGAGAGATTTACCCTTGGCGAACCCGGCGTGGCGCTCAACGATGTGATGGCCGATCTGCAAAAAGCGTCGGTGTCATTGCAGATGGGGTTGCAGGTGCGTAACAAGCTGGTGTCGGCATACCAGGAAGTCATGGGCATGCAAGTTTAGGTTATATAACCTAATGATATTTATAATTAATAACCATCCGATCCCACGGCGTGGGGCATGGATGGGGCAAACTCACTCAATTTCTGGTTGAGGATGAGTACCTGGTCCTGGTTATTTTCAGCCATCCAGGATCCGTACACCCGGTAAACCATTTGCGCGTCGGTGTGGCCCATTTGCTTCGCGATGAAGTTCGGGTTTGCACCGGCAGCTAACGACCAGCATGCATACGTGTGTCGGGACTGGTATGCTCTGCGATAGCGAATCCCGGCGCGTCGCATTGCCGCTTCCCACGACTGGTTAATCGACCCCACTGCGTAATGATGCCCGGCACGGCCATTACGTGATGCGATCTGCGGGTTGAACAC